GGACGCTGTGGTCCGACATCCACTTTCAAGAGTGATGTTGCAAAATTGCCAATTTCAGATACAATTGCAGAGATTTGTGGGGCCCCTAATATATATAGGGGTCCTGTTGAGAGTCCTGCTTGGTTTGGTTGGCAAAAATGTTTAGAGGGGATGTCGCATCCCGCTTTACCATTTAAGCAACATATACTTGCGAAAGCCATTTTGGATTATAAATTACCACTAATTAAGATTATTAGGAGTACAATGTGGAATGATTGTGCTCCTTTGACACTGGAAGAAAATATGAATGGAATTCCAGGTAAAAGATTTATTGATGGTATTAAAATGGACACAGCAATAGGGTTTCCTTTGACAGGAAAGAAGAAGTCCTTCTTAGCAAAGGAAGAAGTGACTGTGGATGGGTTAGTAAAACGTGAATTTACTAAAGAAATATACGATGAAATCGATCGGTGCGAGAATTGTTATAGGGCAGGACAGAGAGCTTACCCTATTGCAAAAGCTTGCAAGAAAGATGAAGTTTTAGCAAAAGAGAAATGTCGCATCTTTTACGGAAACGCTATTTCATTGACATATTTGATTAGGAAATATTACTTACCCATTTTACGTGTGTTGCAGATGAATCCACTTGTTTCAGAGTGTGCTGTTGGTATAAATTGTCATGGCCCTGAATGGGAGGAGATGCATAATCACGTTTTAAAGCATGGAAAGGATAGAATTATTGGTGCGCGAAAGTCGATGCTCTGAGGTGGCGATTCTGGCACCGCCAGATACCCAACTGAAGCCTTTGGCTTTGGCTGGGTCGAAACGGAGCCAGAAATCAGGTAGGTTGACAATGCTTCGGCAACCGTCAAGCTGCCCGAACCGGGTCGGGACCTAAAACAGGAGCTTGCCTCCTGAAGCAGGGTTTCGAATTGGACGTCTTCTTAGAACCACGGGATTCTGACTTGCGCAATTCTCAGGTGGCCCTGGTGTCATACACCAGATGAGCCTGAGAGGAATCGAGTCAGAAAAGGTTTGATGCAGACAATGTCTTTTGTCCACAGCCTTCGGGTTGTGACTGACAAGGTTGAGTCAAACCTACTCGAAAGGTGGAGAAACCGATTTCTTCGGAGGTCGGAAGAGAGGGCCTTTTGAGACACCGGGATCGCTTCTCGCGGAAATCACTTGGGGCCAAGAGAAGCGGTCGTACCATAAGGGTGACTCGAGAGGAATACGCGGTTCCTTGAGATAGACGCGCAAGCGTCGATAAAGA